ATTACCCTGCCGATTACGATTGCTCAGTGTCTCCCATCCAGTACGACCCGGACAAACCTGCGTACTTCGTGAAGTTCACTTATGTCTGTACTGTTAATAATAATTACTAATCATGTATATTAAAGGACAAAATCTCCGTATCAGCGTCGGCGGTAAATATATCGCAGGTGCTACTTCTTGTTCGGTACACGTCGCACAGAAGACAGAGGATGCAAGTACAAAGGACTCCACCGGCGACTTCGATGAAAACGAGGTGGTCGGCCTGTCTTGGGATGCTTCCTCTGACTGCCTGGTAGAAGCCGATGACACCGAAGCTACGGGTGGCCTTTCGCTCTTCGACCTCTGTATCTCCAAGCAGCCTGTCGATTTCTCCTTTGACGCTACCAGCGGCGACAAGAACCGCACAAAGGGCAAGGTCTATTATAGCGGCAAGGCGCTCGTGAACGACGTGACAGCAACCGCACAGAACAAGCAGAACGCAACCGTCTCTGCAAAGTTCCTCGGTACTGGTGCGCTCACTAAGGGCACCACCGAGGGGGCAGGCTAAACCGGCCATTCATAAAGTTTCATAATATAACGTTCATTACAAGCCCGCCGCCTCTTGGCGGTGGGTTTCTTTATTTCATCATCATGGAAAAGACAAAAAAGACATCCACCAAGGCTCCGGCCACTCCAAAGTACGTTAAAGGCAACACGGCCACGGTCATCATCAACGGCCAGCCCGTCGATCTCAAATATAGCTTCGCCACCGAGGTCAGTTTCCGCAAGATCTCCGGCAAGAGCATCGAGCATCTCGACCCCGAAGATGCCTCCGACCTCGTAGCCCTCTTGGTCTCTTGCGAAATGGCAGCCTACACGCCAAAGGGCGAGGACATCCCCGCCGATTCTGAAACCATTCTCAACGATGCCTCCAGTCAGGAGCTGCTCACCGCTTTTGAAGCCTGCTTCTTCATTCGTCGCGCCTGGTACAAGGTTCCTGAAGAAGCCGTCGAGAAAAACGAGGAAGGAGCCCCCGCAAAAAACTGACTACCACCTACGAGATTTATAGCACCCTCGTAGGTGAGATTGGCATCCCGCGCAACGTCCTTCTGAACGACCTTTGGTATTGGGAGATCAAGGCCATCATCGCCGGGTATCGCAAGCGAGACCAGCAGGCCTGGGAGCGCACGCGCTGGCAGACCTTCATGTTGATGCACAACGGCATTGTCGATCTCTCGAAGGCTGGCATCACGTCTCCCCTCGACCTCCTCCGTTTCCCTTGGGACACCGAAGGCGACGACGATTCCCCCGCCTCCGATATGCCCACCAAGGAAGAGATCGAGCAACTCCGCAAAGAGCTCAACGAGCACAACGCCCGCCTTGCGGCATCGTCCGCCCCGGTTCAGTAGGCCGCTGCTTTGCAGCGGCTCTCTGCTCGCTCCGGGTCCGCGCGGTGCCCTTTAGGGCGCCGTTCCCGCTCCCGTTCGGTAGGTCGCTGCTGTGCAGCGGCTCTTCGTCTGCTCCGTTCCGTGCGGCGCCCTTATAAGGCGCCGTCCTTTTTGGTTAACCCTGTAAACCATTTTGCCCGCATGTTAGAACCGAGCCTTTAGGCGTCTTTCGTCAATCGGTAGCCCTTTTGTGCTCAATTGCCCGTGCAATTTGTCTCAATCGCCCGTGCAATTTTTCTTTTACATTTTTCCGGGTTCTAACAAAGCTTGGAATATGTAATAAAAACAGAAACAGCTTTATAACTTAATTTTGACATAAGCATCAGCGTCCAGCGGGGCGCTTGCCCCGGCTTCTCAGCCGGGGCTTTTTCTTACCATTGTTTTTCTGCTTTTTCTCCCCAGCTATCATCTATCCCTATCGACATCCCTTGCTGGCTACCAAACAGATTTCCGTGAAGCGTTGTTTCTCTGTTCCTATACAAAGGAACATTTTCTGCTGTCACGCTTTCTGTTTTTGTTGCTGTCTTGATGCTGACCGTAACATCCGTTGTCCATGTTTCCGGGCTTATCGAAAATATACCTACAGTCTTTGTGCCATCCGAAATGTCAACCTCGAAATTTTGCTGTGACATGTCCGCCGCACTCCCATCTATATAGTCGATCCCTTTGTACCAGTTCCCTGTCTTGATGCTCATCGTCTGTGCGTCCGCTGGAACATCATCATCTACGCTCACCTTCAACTTGCACGTGGCCCTACCGAGCGTCACATTCGTGGCAGAAGCCGCCCGGCTGACATCGACCGCAAGGCTTTTATAGAAGGTATCGCTCACCTTCGCCCACGTTATTTTGTGGTCGTTCGTGTCCAGTGTGGCACCGTCACCCCTACTGGCCACAAAGTAGAGCTCATGTTCACCTTGTGCAAAATATGCACTAACTGTCCCGAACCCTGCCTCGCTGCTCTCCTGGTGGATCGTCTGCTTGAGTACTCCGCCCTGATAGTCCAGCATCCAAAGGTCTGTGAGCTCTTTCTCATTAGCACTTAGCCCCGCCCTTGTCTCGTAAGAGACAGAACTATTGACGTTAAACGTCAACATCTTGCCCTCTGATGTCGATAATTCGTCATCCTTTGCGCACCCGGCGAGCATTGCCAACATCGCCATTGCTGCGATCGTTCCTTTCTTCATCTTCAACACGATTAAAGTCATCGAGCACGCTCTGCGTGAGTACCTTGGCATACCGTTGCGTCTGCTTGATATTCGTGTGTCCGAGCATCTTGGCCACGTTCTGTATCTTCGCGCCCTTGGCCATCATATAGGTGGCGAAGGAGTGCCTGGCTAAATGTGAGTGCAACGGCTTGTCGATACCGGCCACCATCCCGATCGCCTTCAATGCCTTGTTGTAGTCAGCGTTGCAAATCGTCGGCAACTTCATGCCGTATCGCTCCAAAATCCTCATGCACTCATCGCTGAGCTGCGTGATATACTGCTTTCCGTTTTTCTCACGCTCCCCGATGCAAACCCACCGTCCATTAATCAACTGATAGTCGGAAAAGTCGAAGGCCTGCGTGTCGGCATAGCTCAACCCGGTGTGCATCTGGAACACGAACAAATCCCTTGCAGTTGCCATCATGGAGCCTGCCACGGGGTGTATGCTCTCTATAGCATCCATCTCGCCCTTGGTCAGAAACTCGGTGTTGCCATTGTCGCCCCGCTTGAATCTGCCCTTGAGCTTGTCATACGGGTTCCTCGCTATCTTATCAAACAGCACGGCCCGGTTGAGAAGCGCTTTCAAACACTTATGGTAGTTATAAACTCCCGCGTCGTTAATGAGTGCTTCATCGCTCCCGATCTTCGCCTTGGCATCGCCCACCGGCTTACGTCGTTGGTGCAGCCACTCATCCCATCTGACAATCCCCTCGACGCTCAGACTCTCCCAGCTCATCATCTTTCCATATTCCTTGAGCCGGTAAAGCATGGAGAGGTAGTGCTTCTTCGTCCCTGGCTTGAGTTGTAACGATGGTATCTGTTCCTCGATCCATCGGTACATGTCCGTGTCGTGTTGCTGTTCATCCTCGGCCATCTCGAAGATCTCCCGCCGGATGCTCTTACCGTCGAGCTTCACGTTGTTTTCTATCCTTTTCGTTACGACTGCCACGGCCTTTCTTCTCAACGTTTCCAAATATTCGACAAGTTCAGGCGCGTCCGCCCGGTTGATGATCTCACCGTGCGAAAACTCGCTTTTCCGAACCTTCACGCCCGTAGCAATGAATATCGACGCATTCCCGTTCGTGATTCTGATCTCTACCGGTCCTTCTTGTCCGGCCTTGGTGCGTCCTCGATGATCATAAGTTAGTGATATTTTCATTTTCTTCCTCCTTCCATGTCTTGTTTTCTTTCGTTGTTTCTTTCGTTGCCTTTCTTTTCCATGTTCCTTTGGATCTTATAAAGATTTCCGTCTTAACGTTTCTTTGCTCTAATGTTAAAACCGTGCCTCTAAAACTTGCCCCACCCCCATATTCATGGGGAGAGTTTTGGCAATTTTACCTGCACCAAATCCCCTAAAATCCCCTAACATCTCCTTTCTTCCTTTTTCTGTCCCCTTTCTATAACTCGTTATTTACTAAAGCAAAACGAGGAGATCCCAGTATCTGCTGTTATCCCCTCGTTTCCTTGCTGTGACTCGCATGGGGTCACTTGCGTTTCTGTTGGCTCTCCTCATTTTCAATCAGTTGCGTCGTCGCAACTGTGAGAATGGGGAGAGTTTTGGCAGATGGGGAGAGGGAAGGGATGGGGATAGGTAGGGCTAAAATGTTAATTTTACCGTGGTGGGTGTGATTGTGACAGACGAAAAGAGCTGGGAGGCACGGAGCTTGCAGTTGATGCTTATTATTTTTGAAGCAATGCCGGAAAGGGCGAAAAGGCCGCTGACGTACCAGAAAGGTTTCTGATTGTCGGCGTCGTCCATCGTGGCTCCAACGATTGCCGTTACTGCCGCGCCTCCAGCAAGTCCGAGGGCAAGGTTGTCAAAGTGTGCCGACTTTCGGAGATATTCTGCACCGAGGTGGATCGGTGCGGTGGGGTTGACGGTTGCAAGTTGCTGGAGCGTGTAGGTGCGCTGCACGGCTGCGAGTGAGTCTGAAGATTGTTGGCCGGTGGCGGTGTCTCCTGCCTTCTTGGTGAGCCTGTAGGTTTTAGGCTTTCTCACGTTGGAAAACTGGTAGATGTCCTGCGCGCTCATGGTGATGGAGACGAGCGCAAGTGCGGCTGAGATTACTAACTTTTTCATTTTCTTGTTCCTTTCTTTTTGTTGTTATTATTATTCGGTTCTGCTTTTTCTGTTGGCATGTCCTCTGCCACCATTGCATCGTAGGGCTGGCCGACGTTGCGGTTGACTGCTTCGAGGCGGTTTGTTTCTTCGAGGCGGTCGAGGCGGCGGGCGAGGTCGGCGATGCGGTCGTTGATGGATGAGAGGCTCTGCGTGATGGTGAGGGCGGCACTGAGGATGGAAGTTGTTGCGTTCGTCATGGAACGGGAGGACTTCTCCATGTCGGTGCGGGACGACTCGAGGTCGGCGCGGATGGTGCGGATCTGCTTGAGCTCGGATTCCAGGTCGAGGCAAAGGGTGGCGTAACGATCCTCCAGGGCTTGCGCGAGCGATGGGGATGTGCTGCTCGGTGGAGTTGTTTGCGCTGGCGCTTTTGCCGGTTGTGCTTCGGGTTCGTCTTTGTTCAGCATGCTGCCCTCACCTGTCAGGAGCCAGCCGAGGGAGATGAATGGGTAGCGGGCAGCGATAGCCTTTAGCAGGCGATCCGTGAGAAACTTCGGGTCTCCATGTATGGCACGACTGATGTTTTTCTCATTACGCTCCAATGCGTTAGCGAATCCTCTCTGGTTCTCTACTGCGTGCGTAAATACGAGATAGTTATACACTTCTTGTACTCGTTCTTGTTTATTCATTACTACACTATTTTATAATAATAGTTAAAATACTACCTCAAACGGTACAACCTACGGAAATATTCCGTATCTTTGCAAGCGAAAACAATAAGTAAGTACAATTTACCATCTGTACACGTTGTATCGACTAAGTTTGTATTTGATAACTACTTTCTTTGTCATTATAACGAATAAAGACGGCAATTTGTTACACGCTAATAAGTAATTTAACATTTCTATGAAAAGGCAAGCAGGAACAATTACTCGCGGTGACATCCGGGCCATCAAGCCCGGCCAGACGAAGATCTTCGCCTGTGGAACTGCAAGGGCACGTGAGAGCGGCAAGGTGGTCGCCTATCAGGTTCAGCGCCTCGACGGGATCAAGGTGAAGATTGTAAGAAGCCCGGATCCGACGATTCTGTGCGTGCAACGGGTTTATTAACTTCTTAATGACGGGGACTATGACATTCGATAAAGCTACAAGGCAGGCGATCTGTGAGGCAGTGAGTCGGGAGATCGCTAAGCAGATGGAAGACTATCAGGAGCGGTGGTTGACCGCTGAGGAGGTGTGTAAGACTTTCGGCATGATCTCACCCGACTGGCTGAAACGATACGGGCACAAGCTGCCACGCGAAAGGATGGAGGTCACGGACTCGAAGACGGGGAAGGTGACGGCCTCACGGTGGGGCTACCCGCTACACCGGCTGCAAAGATTTTTTGCAGAACATGAGAACAAAAGCATAACTATATAAAACGAAAAAACTATGAAGAAGATTTGGGAAGACTTGAAGGCTGAGGGGCTCAGCAAGAAAGAATGGCTCATTTACGGGTTCCTCTATCCGCTGGGGATGTTGGTTGTCCTTATTGCGGCAAGCGCAATCGAATAGCAGAGGGCCGCTGCACAACAGCGGCATACCGAACGGCTAAGCGGTAAAAACGTAAAAACAAAAATCACAGAAAAGATGCAATACTTTGTAACGGTAACAACACACGCGAACAATGCCAAAGGCAAATGGGTCGCAGAAAATATACGCACTCTGCTGCACAAGACGATCGTAAGCGAGGACAACTTGCCAGAGATGCGGAAGTGGATACATAATGTTATCGAAATCGCTAAAAAGAGCTTTCCACGCTGCAAGTTCGACCAGCTTGAGGAACATGAAGGACCAAAGGGATCGGTGCTCGAAGGGCTGATAACTATCACCTACTCGGCAAGGGAAAATCCCGTCTACCCTGATGTCATCATCAACATGACACCGGCCTGGGAGGTGCAATTCTAAGCTAAGAATGAGGGGAGGAAAATAAAGGCTAACATAAACTTTAAAAATACAAAGAAAATGGAAATCGAAGGATTCATTACAGAGGAGTGTCCGATTAAGAGCGGAACAAGCGAGAGAGGGCCGTGGAAGATTGCCGGCTATGTACTGGAGACCATGGAGAGCTTCCCGAAGCATATCTACTTCGAGGTCAGTGACGGCATGGACAACCGTATTGCTCGACTGAATATCAAGAAGGGCAAACGGATGAAGATTTTCTTCGACATCAATGCCCGCAAGTATGAAGACCGGTGGTTTAACGCGATTCGTGCGTTTGACGCAAAAGAAACGGGCTACGTGGGCAGTAATACCACCAACAACGAAATAAAGGCGTGACGCGCCGGAAAACGGCCAAAATAACGATATTTTGATATGAGCAATAAGATACCAGCGCCACCGACGGGGGAAGCGACGCTCGACAGCAAGTTTGAGCGGAGCTTTTTCGACGATACCGTGGCCTATCAGGAGCCGCCCTTTCTCTTCGAGTTCAAGGGTGTGGGCTTCTCTCCATTAGGAGGTATTCAGGCGCTGAGTGGCCAGAAGAAAAACGGTAAGAGTATTTTTGCCTCGATCCTCATGGCCACGGCGCTGAGCTCTGGGAGCAGTACGAGCCGGTTTGCCACTCGCTTTCCCGGGCTGCGGTTGCGGCAAAGCACGATCAACCTGTTGGGGCATGAGCCACGCGTGCTGTACGTCGATACCGAGCAGGAGAAGGAAAACACCGACAAGGTGATCGAGCGTGCGAAGTGGCTGGCAGAGATGGAGAGCCACGTCCACAACGAGCGACTGACGATTCAGTGGCTGCGCGCTATCCCGGAAGACGAAGACCCGGCCGAATACCGCAAGCAGGCCTTGCTTTATGCGATCGACAAGGTGCATCCCGACTTGGTGCTCATCGACGGCATCCGCGACTTGGTGCATGACTTCAACGACATCGGCGAAAGCTCAAAACTTATCAACGAGCTTATGGCACTATCGACAAAGCACAATATGTGCGTATGGTGTACGCTTCATATGAACCCACGGCCATCCAACGATGACGAAGAGGGAAAGATGCGTGGACACCTTGGCACCGAGCTCGGCAACAAGGCCTCGGACATCTTCACGATGAGAAAGAAGAAAAACAAGGCTACGGGGATCGTCTCCTTCACGATGCAGCAACTCGACGCTCGCGGTAAGGACGTGGACGACCTTGAGCTCACGCTTAACGACGATGCAGGCGACAAGCTCGGAGCACCGATCATGCTGGACGCACTGCCACAAGGTCCTTTTACGGCACCAGAGTCTCGCGAAATGAAGATTATCGATCTTTTGAAGGGTCTTGAGTGGAAAAAGAACGGCTTGGGTAGGTCTCAGATTTATGACGGGTTTATAAAGGCTGGCATAACAAGCCACCGAGATCAAGAAAACTATTTGAACAAGGCCTTGGACATGGGCGTTCTTGAACAGCCGAAACGTCGCGGTCCTTATTTCTTCAACAAGAAACTGGCTGACGGTTGGGGTGCTGACCCACTCGGAGGTTCAACAACAGAAAAAGACAAAGCACCATTCTAACAAAAACGATTTCAAAATGATGGTTATTCTTAATTCTTTACAAACGCAAAAAATCACAGAAAGTGCCCCGTGCGTCCTGCCTTTGCCTCATACCCCTATTTATTCTTATATAAGAATAAATGGGTATGAGGGCAAAGACGCGCATGCGCCCGCGCACGCACGCGCGATATACTATGTGTTTGCCTTTATGGATAGCCCCATGTAAATCCCACTACAAAAAAATAAAAATTATGGACGATCTGACGATACAAAGAATAAAGGACGCTGCCGACATCGTGGATGTCGTCGGGAGCTACGTTGAGCTTCACCGTAAAGGCCAGAACTGGCTCGGCCTGTGCCCGTTTCACAACGACCGGCACCTTGGATCCTTTGTCGTCAGTCGGAATAAAAAGAGCTACCGCTGCTTTTCGTGCGACGCACACGGAGACGCGATCGACTTTGTGATGAAGATGGAGCATGTGGACTTCCTGCAAGCCTGTAAGATGTTAGGCCAACGTTACGGGATCGAGACCGACGGCCGACCGACGAAGAGCTGGACGCCCAAGGCCGTGGTCAGGAAGCCGGTAGTGGAGAAGCCCTATCTTGAGCTGCCGCTTCAATACGCCATCGCCAAACGAAACACCGAGGGCGACACCCTTTGCAACTGGTTACGGTCGCTGCCATGGGACGATGAGCAGCGCAAGCGACTGCCGGTGATCCTCAAGGACTATGCGGTGGGACATGCCAAGCAAGGGCACACCATCTTTTGGCAATTCGACTATGACGGGAAGCTGCGGACGGGCAAGATGATGCTGTACAAGAAGGACGGGCACCGTGACCATGACACACCGGGCAACTTCCATTGGATCCACAATCTGTTGCAACAAGCCGGAAGGGTGAACCTTGAAGCAACGCCTTATAAGACCTGCTTCTTCGGTCTCCAGATGCTGAGCCTTGCGCCTCACGCTACGATCAATATCGTGGAGAGTGAGAAGACCGCGATCATCTGTGCGACGTACTGGGGGCTGACCGAGGATAGCCTTTGGGTGGCCTGCGGGGGTATGACCTACCTCACCAAGGAGCGGCTGCAACCGCTGATTGACGAGGGACGGTATATCCAACTCTTCCCGGATCACGACGGCATCGAGCGGTGGACAAAGATTGCCAAGGCCATCGGCTATAAGCGACTGAGCATCCGCACCGACTTTGTGACCAAATATTGGAAGCCAGAGCTCGGACCTAAAGCCGACATCGCTGACATCCTCGTCAGGCAGATGACAACGGGGGACGAAGAGAAGCCAAAGACTCACAAGGTCGCGGACACCTTAATGGAGCGCGGGCAACGATGGGTCGAGGAGTTCGCTAAGCGCAACAAAGACTTTGCCAGGCTGCGGGATGAGTTGAAGTTAGAATTTGTAAGATTTCTTTAAATAGATGGAAAACAACAAAGAATATAAAAGCATTGCCACGAAGGTCAGTCCTGAAGCCTACGAGCTGTTGGGGCGGCTGGCACGCAAGCACGGGGTGAAGGTGTATGAGCTCTTGCAAAATGCCGTGAGCGTCTTCATTCGGTACATGAGCGACCAGCACAATCTGACCCCAGAGATGGAGGCTGCCATGACACTCTTTGAGCACATGGTAGGGTGGAAGGAAGCGCTGAACCTTGCTGACCCATCCGTGCGGAAGCAGATCTGCGAGGCGACCTACTACCTTTGCGATGAGCGCGGCAAGAAGCACGGGAAGGTAGCGGTACACGTCAAGACTCCGTGGTTCGGAGATTGGAAGCAGACCGAGAACACCGCCACGATCCTTGAGCGTACCTTCGAGAACCTGCTGCCGGAGCTCTACCGACGGCTGCGGGCCTTAGCTGCTGACAACGGGTACCAGAGCATCCTCCAGCTGATCACCATGCTGGTGAGCAATGCTGAGAAGGGCGACATGATGCGGGACATCCGGGAAGGCTTCGAGGACTGCTACCGCACCGACTTCGGCAAGCCTTTAGCCTATGGGGAACGCACCAAGCGCAAGGCACACTACTCGGTCACGGGAGAAGAAGCCAAGGCCTGTAAGCAACAGACTATTCACTTCGAGGCGGGCGACGTGCCAGACCTGCCGGAGCTTAACACCAACCGTAAAGACCAAGACGATGACAAGGCATAGCAAACTCTATCAGCACTTGATGAACTCGAAGCGGTGGAAGGAGCTGCGACTGAAGAAGCTCCAGGCGAACCCCTTGTGCGAGCGACATCTGAAAGAAGGCAAGGTGGTAGCTGCCACGTGCGTGCATCATATCGTCGAGGTCGAGAGCGGACGGACACCGAGCCAGTGCGAGACGCTCTGCTACTCCTGGACAAACCTGATGAGCCTCTGCCGCGAGTGCCATGCCGAGATACACCGGGAGGCCGGTAGTCATACCAAGGACAACCACCAAGCGAGAGAGCAGCAACGGCTTGATCAGTGGATCGCAAGACTGCGAGGCGGATAGAGACCCCGGGGTATGTTTTTATTTAGGGGGAGGGCCAATAATCGGAAATACACGTGCCCTCCTTCGAATTGAGACACTAATTTTTCAAAAACCCGTTTTTCAAGCGCGCTGCGTCGGCGGTCCTTGGACTACAGGCACGGCGGGATGGGCGAACGACCACCATTCGGGTGCTGCCCCACTTGGAGCGGAAAAAATTTTTTGAGATATGCCAAAAAGGAATTTTATCAATCAGAAGTTGCCCTTGCAGCAGCCGGACTGCTGCGCCGAGTGCCCGCTGCTTGGGATCATCCCGCAAGAGGCGCGGAAATATGGCAGCTATGAGACCCTCGTATGCCTGGGGACGATGGATGCCATGACACAGAGGCAGAGCAAGATCAGGGCGAGCAGGCGAGACAGCAAGCACCCGCTGCACCGGTACTGCGATACCCGGTGGCAGGCGTGGACGCTGCTCGAGGGACATGAGTTCCCCATCTCCATCGAGAGCTACAACAGATACCGGCTGCCGTATGAGATGAGCTTCCAGCCGCTGATCCGGTTTCACAAGAGGGGACGGCCGAAGAAGGAGAAGGGAGCCGCTGCACAGCAGCAGCCTACAGGACGGAGCGAGGACGGCGCTCTGGAAGGGCATCAAACGGAACGGAGCGATGAACAAGAAACAACAAACAATAATAACGACAAGAACGACTATGAGAATTAAAGATCTTAAAGAGTACAAAACTCGCTTACATAGATTAGTTAGATATATGCTTGGAGCTGAGCTTGTTTTGGCGTTCCCCGCTTCATTGGTCTGCGCTAACTATTTGGCCATTTCGAGTAATTCGATTTTCAAAATTTTCTTGGTGGCTTTTATTGACATTTTGACTGTACTGGTAATTTTGGATATAATACTTTCAGATTAATAAACTATGAACACAGAAATGTTGAACGCGCTGAAAGAGAAGGCGCACAAGACGGCCGTGGAGCGCGGCTTCTATGAGGAGGTAAAACCGGATGCTTTCTACCTTGGCCTCGTTATGAGCGAGGCGGGAGAAGCCATCAATGCTGACCGAAAGGGGAAGCGCGCTAATGTTGTAAGATTTTCGGAGGATATGGAGCTTGGGCATCCTTTCAAGGAGAGCTTCGAGAAGCATATCAAGGACAGTATGGAGGATGAAATCGCTGATATAGTCATCCGGCTGCTTGACTTTTCGGGGTTGAAGGGGTACACACTATTAATTTCTGGGCACTCAGCCTTGCCTTCAACTGCAATTGTAGATGAGTTCGCAAGCAATGGTTTGTCCGGTACTCTTTTCGCACTGATAGGCGCTCTTAGTGATTCGCTTGATGATGATAGCACTGAGGCAACCGTTGTTATCGTTATCAATATTTTTATCGACTGTTTCAAGAAGATCACAGGCAGGGACTATGACTTGCTGTGGTTCGTCGAGCAGAAGATGCGGTACAATGATCTGCGGCCGAGATTGAACGGGAAGAAGTATTAAGCGATGGCTACACTGAGTGATATTATCGAGGCAAAGAACAGACACTGCCTGAGACGGGCGCGAGCACTCTGCAAGATCTACGCAGGGGAGATGTACGGAGACCCGATGGAAGCAAGAGAGGCCTACGCAAAGTTGAAGGCAGAGTTTGGACTGGAGCATTTGGACGAAAAAAAGAGATAAGAAACATGAATAACGAAAACAAAACAGAACACCTACAGTCAAAATCAGAAGACCTACAGTTGATGGTGCAAAAGGTTGGTGAGACGGCCGGACTGGTGAAGCTCATTTGTGGGGTATGCAACAATGCGGCGCACCTGTTGGCCTTGGATGCGATGGACGAGATACGCCGCTATCCGGGAGCAAAGAAGCGGATCAAGGGAGGGTACTCGATTTGGTATGAGTTCAAGCGGGTTTTCTTCGCCTTTAATGAGTACGAGCGGAAGCTGCTCTATGCCGAAGAGAACCGATTCTTCCACCTCGCGAACATGGCACCAGAGACCCGCAAGCGATATGGCGACATCAGCGACCGCGACTACTTCGAGATGTGGGAGACGCTGGGCGGCTATATCTACACGCAACGTAAGGATTTTGCCACGTGCCTGCAAAACAAATGGCGGCTCTATTTGGAGCGAAAAGGCATCAAGGGGGCGGACGTGAAGGCCTGGGCACTCACGGCACTGAACGGATTCGGGATTGCGTCGGTCGGCTACAACACTGCGATGGATCAGGCACATGAGCAGCTCCCTCTTTTGAAGTCCTCGGTGTTGCAAAACATCTTCGGTTCATTCTCGATTAGCCACTTGGGACAGATGTGGATGAGTGCGATGGACAGTCTCGACCATGAGGCGTTGATGCTCGGCCAAGAAGCACTCGATCCTAATTTTGGGGACAGGAACATCAAGGTCAGCGTGGAGCAATTGCAGGATGCGTGGCTGGGGGAAGAGTCTATCTCGGACGCTATGCGCCGGGCAATCAATGGGTATTCCGACGTTTTCCGGACTCAAGGCGAGATGAAGAAGAGTCTGAAAGAAGTCGATAAGTTTGAAGAAGAATTAGCAAATAATTAAAAGATTTAGAAACTATGGAAGAAAAGAAGAAAGTTTGGATCCGGGGGTGCAAAGGCCGGGGAAGCGAGATTAAGGGCATCCTGACAGGGCTCGGAGCTAAAGCCGCAGAGGTAATTTGCGAAGATGGCGACTGCATCTATTTTATCAACCACGACAACGAGATTGATTGTGTGCCGGGCTTCAGCACAGAGCTGGCGCAGATCATCATGGACAATTACCGAGAGGTTGAGCTTCCTGCTGAGCAGTGGAAGGATGGCGATGTGCTCATCTGTGACAAGTGGCCGGGCACACTATGTGCCGTGTTCAAGAAGTATCGCGAGAACGGTGTATTCGAGACGTATCTCACCTTTGATGATGATGGAATAAGTTTTAATGCGACGGCACCCGTGGAACTTTATCACCTCGCAAGCGGGAAAGAGCTTGAGGTCGCTGCCAAGATGTCCATTACTTTGGCCCGCAAGATATTAGAGGCGAGCAAGAAGTTGGAGAAAAAATGAGGAACTACAAGATTAAGCATAGCAAGCGGAGCATCAAGAAGGTGTTCAAGCGGGTGTTTGGAAACGTAACGTTTCTGTATTGGGCGCATGGACACGGTATGAAGCCTCGATATTTTCGCAAGCCGTCGGTTGGACTGATGCGGTATATGCTTGTCTGCCACTGGCGTTGATACTGAGGGAGGTACTTGGCGGGGTATGTGCTATCGTTCCCGGATACGGGCAAATTGTAAACTTTAATTTTTTTAGATATGAAGGTAGAGAAAGAAAACTATTTGGTGATTAATGGGGTGCGGTATGATCCGGTGAAGTCGGAACATGAATGCGATGGGTGCTGCTTCTTCGCTGCAGGTGAATGCAACATGCAAAAACCCGACGGATTTAGCATCTTTTGCGACGACCCTTTTGTTTTTGCAAACAAGGGAGAGGTCGCTGTGGATGCCGCTGCAGAGCGGCGACCTACTGAACGGAGCGAGAAAGAGACGGGCGAGGCTGGCAAGGCTAAGAAGACGGGAAGCATCGGAAAGCGGTCTTACTACGGATTCCCGAATGGGGTGGAAGCGGAGGATATATGCAGATATTTGCCGTTCAACCTCGGCAACGTCGTGAAGTATGCGTGCCGGGCAGGAAGAAAGGACGCGACGAAGAAGATAGAGGACCTCGAGAAGGCTAAGGACTATCTGGAGAACGAGATCAAGCGGGCGAAAGAGGAACTCGACAATGAGATCGAGGGGATGAAAGAAAAGATAGCTAAAGAGAACGAGGGGCGATGATTGAACAAGGCATTTTGTGGGGCATCTCCCTTGTGACTCTGATCGTGTCACTGGCGGTGACGATCCGGCTGTTCTTTAATGATAACGATGAATAACTTAAAAAATGGATATTATGGCTATAATTATTGGATTTTTGGTGTTCCTGTCCTTTTGCTTTGGGTTCTTTGTGGCTGGGCTGATGGCAGAGGAAAAACGAAACTCGGAAAAGGAGGAGGAATGAAGGAGGGCCGCTGCACAACAGCGGCAAACCGAACGGCTAAACGGGAAAAATAAACAAAACAAACAGATATGGCAAAAGAAAAGACTGCGCGAGACTATGAGCGCGAACTAAAGAAAATGATCAAGGGACGCACCGGAAAGGAGTGCGAGGCTTGGCTGCTGCCACAAATCAGTTTGACGGCAAGCAACATGGTGATGATTAAGCGGATCGAGAACGCCATCAGTGAGGCGGACTTGACGACCATCGTCAGCGGGTCGATGGGACAGGCTAAGACGGAGATCAACCCGCTGATCCCGTACTACGACAAGCTGCAGCGTACCTTGCTGGCACAGTTAGAGGCACTGGGCTTGAACTATAACGTCACACCTAAGAAGGTGACAGAAAACACGAAACAGGGCGGCAAGGAGCAAGACGTGCTCAAGCAGACGCTTGATATTGCAATGGAGGGAACAAGAAATGAAGGTGATTTATACTAAGCAAGAGCTGGGGCGGTACTTCCGGCTCACGGCCATGGGGATATTGGCCAGTATGGTGAGGGTGCCGTGGTGCGTGGTGCTCGTGGTGGTTAACCTTGGAGCAGGGTTTGTGAGATTAGTGAGGGCGTGCGTGAAGCGGTGGCCGATGCGCACGCTGCTATTTGCCCTCGCGGGCATGTCATTGCTGACCATCGTGGTCTTCATGGATATGAAGGTACGGCTCACGACCTGCGAGTGGCAGCGGGACTCCCTGCAACAGAAGGTCGACTCGGCCGAGGCCTGGAAGAAAGGGCACACGGTCAAGTATGTCGGCTACGAGGGAGGAAGACTGGATGAATAAGTTCATTAATTTTCAATTTTTGATAATTCGCATATTGTTGATTCTGCCCGTGAGGGTAGGTGAATACTTTGAAATTCTTTTTTCATGAACATTAAATTATTAATCTGTGATCCGAACTGCTGTGAAGCCCTTCGGATTTTTAATTAAAAACGTAGAGGAGCCGCTGCAAGAGGAGCCGCTGCAAAACAGCGGCCTACAGAACCTTCTACAGAACTTCGGATTTTCTTTAAGAACAATTAAAAACAAAGATATGACAGAAAAAGAGAAAGAGCAGATAGCGATCGCACCCATCCTGCTGGATGTGGACTGCGCGGTCGAGGGGTTGAAGGTAGACGCAAAGAGCATCGCGGAAACCTTTGGCAAGGTCATCGGGGCTGAGTTCTACTACTGGATCGGGTACTCGGACTACTGTACGGCTGCCTTCGACAACGAGAAGATCTTCAACATGGATGAGATGCTCGTTGTGCTGATAAGGCTGAGTCACTGGGTGGACGTGTACGGGTCGTTGCTGGCTGTAAGATGCGCTATTAACGATTGGTGGGACTATGCCACCGACATCTCCCGCGAGGATCACGTGACGATCAACTTGATCACGTGGCTCTTGGCCCATCAGAAGAAGGAGGCGAGCGATGAATGACTTAAGTCCTATGCCGGGTGAGCTCCAGCGGGGTAAGCACCGGTGCATCTACCTTACCGAGGGACAGCGGCGGTGGTTCGAGAATGCCGTGCGCGACTTCTCGATGCGGTACGTGGGTGACATGATGGGCGTGAGCTACATGACGGTCTTAGCACTTATTAAAAAGTTAGGACTTGGCGATGTGCGGGGGTATCGAAGTGCAACGACTTACTACAAGTTGCATCCGGAACTGTTGAAGGCGAGGAATGAGAAGATCAGCCAGAGACGCAAGAAGCTCATACGGCGGGAGCGATTTAACATAAGGATGGGACTGCATCAGGAATCAAACGTATATTTGAGCCCCTACAGTCTTTCGCATACTGACTATTGGCGGCGCTTCCAACTTCGTAGAGATGGCTACGTAGTCCCCCGCACTGGCCGTTTCGTCACAGACGACCCGAAAACTTTTTACTACGATAAAGATACCAAGCGGCATAAGGTAATGGAGCGGCACATGGAAAAAGAGGGCTATGTCTTCAAGCCGCTGTCGAGCCGTCCTAAAGGGAATCACTCAGGCTGCCCGGATGACCATAGTCTGCGAGAGTGGATGCTGTGACGCTACGGTTAACCTACGGATAATGTTATTGTGATATATGAGGGCCACCTCAATCTTAAATTGTTTTTATCGATCATACGGTAAATTTAAAAACCTCGGTGGAGGGTCACTGGCGGTCTGTGAGGATAGCCAGCAACAAGCCCAGCGGTGCGAGACCACCTCGGAAACGGTCTCACGTCCCCCGTCGCGTACAAGGTTCGACTCCTTGGCTGGGCGCACGATGAATAAAAAGCATCTCTATAATGACAAGCGCCCACGGGCGCACGCGCTGCTGCCCCGTGAGCACTTCGCAAAGAAAAACGGGGCATGGAAGCCCAAGCGGGCTTTCGCCTCAGAGCTGAGCGCAAGACTATATCTCTCCACCCAGATGTGCGCCGAGGGCTATCAGGCTTACCGGTGTACCGTCTGCGGAAAGTGGCACGTGGGGAAATACGCTAAGGATGGAGATGGAAAAGAGAATTCACTACTTTAAATATTTTCTTCATAAATGATTTTAATGACTTTCAACCGGGCCGTTGGGAAACGCCCCGGCTTTTTAATATTAGAAATTATGGATGAGAAAGAATTACACGAAGCGGTAAAGCGGTCGACGCTGACACACAATCCGATGTCGCCGATCAATAAAAAGAATATCCGAAGGACGACGGAGCTCGTGGACCTGAACCCGGTGGATGAATACCGACGGGCGTGGGGCACGTATAAGCAAATAAATGCTTGCAAATAAACATTGTTTAACGAATGAGGGGAGAAAAGGGGAGGGAAAGGGCGCGAAGGTCGAGAAAAACGGTTAACCCCTGTCAACCTTTTTCACGGTAGGTAGAAGAGGGCTGTAAAAGGGCCTCAGACAAAACGGACGGGCGATCGAGATCAATCGGACGTGCAAACGAGATAAAACACACGGGCAATTTGTCCGGAACCATATTATTAACAACTTAAAAATTTTAGCCTATGTCAAAAATTAGGTATAAAATTGTCGAGAACAAGGCCGTGGAGCCACATAGTTTCTACGCTATCGCCATTGCCACCGGCAAACTGAGTTTTGAAGACATCTGCGAGGAAGCCTCCGACGGTAAGAACGTCACGCCTGCCATCATGCGGATGTGCGTGAGTGAGTACATGAAGGCGGCGCGGCGTGAGCTGATCCGTGGATTCCGCGTGCCACTCGGTGAGGACTTCCTGACGCTCTATCCCAACATCCGGGCGAGCGTGAAGGACACCAAGGACAAGGAGGGCAAGACCATCGTGGCCACGCCTGACAAGGTGAGGGTGGCCAACGGACTGAGCAAGATCGCCTGCTCCGTGAGCCGCCAGTTCAGCGCGGAATTTGCACGAAAGGTCGAGTGGCAGCGCGTCGATGCTCAGACCGGCCTGCCTGTCGAGGGCGATGAGGACATCACCGACGATGCCGGCACCACGGGCGGCAAGACCTCAGAGGGCAGCGGCACGGGCACTGGCAGCGGCACCCAGAGCGGTGGAAGCACCGGTGGCGGCACTGGCAGCGGATCCGGTGACGGCAAAGAAAAGGAAGTATAGTTTTTTCGTGTATATAGGTATTTTAAATTGATTTACATCTCATTTTATGTAGGCGCTGGGGCTCGGGAGAGTCTCAGCGCTTTTTTGTTTACCTGTGGGTGGGTTTTGGCCGGTTTATAAATAGAAAAGAGAAAAATATGATTAATTACGGTCTCCCTTATAAGGGCTCGAAGTCGGCCATCGCCCCGTGGGTGATAAGCTGCCTTCCGCCTGGCGATACCCTCGTGGATTTGTTCTGTGGCGGTTGCGCTGTCACCGATGCTGCCATGCGTGCGCATAGATACAAGCACTTTATCGTCAATGACATCAACCCTATGATGCCCCTTACCTTCAACAAGGCGCTGCGCGGTGAGTATAAGAACGAAGATCGGTGGATCTGTCGGGAGGACTTCATCGAGAAGAAGGACAAGGACGAATATGCGGCCATCTGTTTCTCTTTCGGTAACAATATGCGGAGCTATCTTTATTCAAAGACTATTGAACCGTACAAGAAGGCGTGCCACTATGCCGTCGTGTTCGATGACTGGAGACGGCTGAGGAAACTGTGCCCTGAGGTTGTCGATGCTGCGTATCAGGCCTTAGAGCATGTCAGCGATAGGCATGAGCGGCGACTGAAGTTTGGCCCGGCTATCGTGAGACGGTTGAAGGAGATTGGAGACGCGAGGCTTATTGATAGTAACCCGCTTTATAGTTCCTGCCTTACAAAGAAACCGAATAAGACGCGCCCGGTAGGGGCTATTAGAGATCTCTCAAGCCTCGATCACCTCAGAAGCCTCCAAAGCCTCGAAAGCCTCGAACGCCTCCAAAGCTTCGAAAGCCTCGAAAGCTATAACCGCCCGCTTCTGTGGCCTTTCGTCAGAGATTATCGAAAGGTACCGATCCCGGAAGGGGCGGTGGTGTACTGCGATCCACCTTATAAAGGTGCGGAAAAATATCTTGTAAATTTTGATCACGAGGCTTTTTATCACTGGGCGCTCACACGCGACTATCCTATTTTCATCTCAGAGTATGCGATGCCGGATGAGTTTGCGCCGATTGCTATTAAGCAAAAGACATGCTCTATGAATGCCGCTGCCACTAACATCGTCGCGGAAAAGATTTTTGTCCAACGTCGATATGCTGATAAATATAAAAGAGATTTGTTCCTATGACCAAAGACCAGGAGCGCAAGGTGGCGGCTAAGCAGCTGCTTTGCGCAAGATACACCAACCAGATGAAAGAGCGGCTGCGCGCGATTGATGAGCGGCTCGTCGAATATTATGATGAAATAATTGCACACTCGTGGGCTGTCGAGGGTGCTGACGATGACTATTACAACATTTATGAGATCCTCGGAGCCGCCCGGTTCCTGCGGATGCTCAAGGACTACGAGTTTAATTATCGCAAGGTGCGGACGGTCATCCGGCTTGGTGAAGGCGTGTGGAAGAAGAGCGACAAGGGCTACTGGGAGCACGTGAGCGGTGGCGTGAAGCAACCCGGCACCAGTAAGGACCAGGTCTACCGGTGGGAGCCGTTTCAGGTGCTCATACTGGCGGAGATGTTCGGGCCACTCGCTTGGATCGACACGCAAGACCACGTGGGCGACCGGGCCACGCGCGACACCGAGCGCGTCGACGATGACGGACGGATCCTCGACCTGCGCCGCCTCTGCACCGACTTCACCTTCTATGCTGCCCGTAAGAATAACAAGACCGGGTTGGCCGCGTTTATTCAGGTTGTGTTCTTTCTGCTTGAAGACCGCAATGCCGAGATCTATTGCTGTGCCAATGCTGCGGATCAGGCCAAGACGTTGTACACTCGTACCAAGGACATGCTCGCCCAGCTCGATTCCACCGGGCAACGGTTCCGCCTCACGCAAACCATTTGCGACTGGCGCAAGGAGTGGCACGGGGTGCATCATTCCTTCATCCGACCCTTGTCCGCCGGTGGCAAGACCAAGGATGGAGCCTTCGCACAATTGGTCTGCGCTGATGAGTACGGAAGCGCCCCGTGGATCAGCGGCAAGAGCGACATGAAGCGGCTCGTCGATGTCATGGAGTCGTCCATGGGTGCGCGCCGGGAGCCGATGACCTTCACCACCACCACCGCCGGCAATATCTCCGAGGGTCCGTTCATTGAGAAACTCAACGCCTTGCACCTGCTCCTGTTCCGTGAGCTCGACATTGCCACGGGCAAGGCGCAACCCGACGTGAGTCTCGACCGCACCAGCTGCCTGCTCTTGGAGCCCGATGTCTGGGATCGTGACGAGGAGACGCTGCTCACCGCCCACAACGTCCGGCGCAAGGTGAACCGGATGCTCGGAAAGATTGTACAGCACTCCTTCTACGATGACTGGGTGAGCCGCGTGCGCCTCGATCCCAACAACTATAACGAGTATTGCGCCAAGCTGATGAACGTCTACAAGAGCGCCACGGTGGAGGACTGGATCCGTCCTGACCAGGTGCGCAAGCTCGTCGTAGACCACCGCGTCGATGCCTGCCTTGCCACGCAAGGATGGATCGTCTTTGTCGGTCTCGACTTCTCCTTAGGCGATGACCTCCATGCCATGAGCTATCTCTGCTACCACCAGAGCGAGGATCCCGCCGACCGCTATTTCTTCGCCGACTGTGACGCGTGGATCACCGAAAACACCCTCAACACCTCGCCCATGCGCGAGATATACGAGCAATGGGTGGCTGAGGGCTGGCTGCATGTCAGTCCCGGTGAGACCCTCGACCCCAACGCGCCCGTGAACCGTGCGGCGGAGCTCTACGACAAAGGGGTGCTGCTCGCCATGTTCCTCTATGATCCCTACAAGGCCAAGGTGCCTATCAACACCCTCAGTGCGTATATCTACAGCCGGGGCGCCGACCCGAAACAGATTGTCCTGCCCTGCCGTCAGAACTATGCGACCTTCAACCCGGTGGTGCTGGAGATGGACTACATGGTGAAGAACGACCCGCCCGTCATCCACTTCTCACCCTCACCCCTTTGGCCGTGGTGCTTCGGCAATGCCGTGCTTGACACCAGCAACGACGGCATGGAGAACCACAAGCCCATCAAGCGAGACCATAGCTCCAAGATTGACCCCGTGATTGCGCTCTTGGAGGGGCTGGTAGGGTATGACTTGGCGGACGGACGCGTGAATGATAATTCATAACTTGTTGTGTAATGTTGTATGTTTCCCCCGTAGGGCTTCGGCCTTGCGGGGTTTTATTTTGTTACCCCTACAGTTATTTACCCTACAGTTCTTTTGTTAACCCTACAGTTATTTTCGCGGGCTTATTAGAAACAAAACGAATATGCAATTAACAGAAGATCAGATACGCAGAATCGCCCGACAGGAAGGCAAGAAGATCGTCAACGGTGGCGGAATGGTCATCGGTGGCGGTTCCGGCTCCGGCTCGTCGGAAAACGCGCGCGAGGCACAACATGCCAAGGAAGCCGACCACGCTGCCAGTGCTGACAAAGCTGCCAGTGCTGACAAGGCTACCGAGGCCGACCACGCGAAAGAAGCCGACCACGCTACCAAGGCCGCCGGTCTCGACGATGCTGCCCAGACTGCGCTCGACAATAAGTACCTCAGAAAAGACCAGGACGACGAGACGACGCACAAGCTCAAGATGGGAGAAGCAGAGGTAAGCGACATAGCAAAAAGTACGAATTACACCCATACCGGTTTCCCCTTCGGCAAGGGTTGGGCCGCAATGAAGGATGACGGCCACGGTGCCTCCATGCTCGAAGTGGATAAACTGTTTGTCCGCATGAAGGCTTATTTTGCGGAATTGGAAATTCGCAAGATCAGCTATGTGGGCGGTAACTATGTGTTTAGTTCAGCTGGCGGTACCATCTACTATGTCGAGTGGCTCGACGCTAACGACAAGGTGATCGAAAAGACCGAGGAGAACGAGAGTCTTGTTTATACTTTCCGCTGTTATCTGTACACCGACGACGGTACGACGAGGACAATGAACTGGTTCAAGGAGGATGACCAGGTACGTTGTCAGAACTTTGGAGACTTAACGAAAGCCGCCAAAACTGCCGAAACTACCAATGGTGTGATTACTAAGGCAGACTGCACTACCCACTATTGGTGGCGCAGAGTTAGCGGTGTGGGTAGCGGTGTGATTGCCGCTAAGAGCGACAAAAAGAACTACGAGTATGTAGATTTTCTGAATAAAAAGGGTGATTATGGCGCAGGCAGCGATTATCCCGAAGAGGGAGACGTGATGGTGCAGTTTGGTAACTGGACGACCGCTGAGCGTCAAGGCGTGATTATGATTGTCGTCACGGGTGACGACGCGCCTGCTATCATTGAGTGGCAGAATGTAGGTGCCAACAATAAGCACTTCACGATTCCTGACGACGCATATACGCGCATCTCTCCACGTGGCGAGGGCAACATCTTCCGTGGCAAGTTTATCTCTGTGTCTGGCACGACAACGGACAACACGGGGAAGTCGTTGGATGAGCAAATCAATGCGCTCGTGGATCAGCTCAATGACATCAAGAATCAAGCCGACAAGAAGTTTGATATTTGGTTCAACGGTGGTGAGCCGCACCCGAACAGCGCAAAGGACGAGACCACCAACGCTCCGGCATCCGACTGGACGACGGATGCCGAGAAAGGTCTTCATGCGCAAGACCTCTATTACGACACCGACAAGGATCCCGCATCACAAGGCGGTCGTGCGTGGCGGTGGATGGCGCATAACACCGACGGTAACGTGGCTTACTATTGGGACAAGGTGACGGACCAAGATACCATTGACGCGCTGGACAAGGCGCGTGACGTGCAGAATCAGGTCAATGACATTGCTTCTGACGGCATCATTTCCCATGGTAGTGAGAAGAGCCAATTGCTGATAGAGTGGAATAAGACATTGGCAAACTATCAGAAGTATTCCGCTCTTGCTAAGACGTATGCTTTGGAGTGGAGTACCTATTATACCAACTTCTTTAATTTGGCTGTTATGCTCAATGGAGGCCAACCGTACGACGATGATGATGTTAAGAGCAATACAACTCCGAGTTGGTTGAGCGACGATTTGGGAAAAGATACGGTAGTAGACGCTTCGACTTACAGAAGTACATGGAAAGCATATAATGACGCTTTTGCTGCTTTATTGAAATCGTTATCCGATAAAACAAAAGGCCTCGTAGATGCAGCACAAGAATCCGCCGATAAGAAAGTACAGACCTTTGTCAGTGACTCTGACAATCCACCAACACCACCTTATAAGAATGGCGACTTTTGGATTCAGACCGACAAGAATAATAATGTTTTGATATGTATTATTGGCAAGGACGCGGGGGAAAGCTACTCGTCTGAAGATTGGACCGACTTGTCAGACCTCGTTTCCAGTACGGACGTGAGAACCATTCTTGCTACCCTTGCTGATAAGGTGTATGCACTCGTATGGGATGATTATCTCGGAAAGTCAACAATTCGATATGTGGATGTGTATATCGGTAGCCAACCATCATCATCGGTCTATGATTACGATTTGTCGTACTATAATGGGGTGTTGTATAAGCGCAATAGCAGTTGGCAAGAGGTAAATGGCTCCGGTTTCGAGAGCACCTTTGCTACGGTATTGTCTATATTAGGGACGATAAGGATTCGGGTGAGCAATTACACCAACATAGCATCGCCAAAACAGTACGACCTTGCTTTGACGCAAATCTCCATCAAAGATCCTGTGGACGGAAATGAAACAATGGGCACCTGTGAGATTGAGATGTATAACGAGGATGGGGCGTGGGAAGTTCTGCGCACCTGTACATTGGCCATTTTGAAGAACTACGGCGACCATATCGTAAGCGTGGTAAAAGGAATACAGGGTGATGTCTCTGAGATTAGTGGCAATTATGTAACGCAGGATACTTTCAATGCTTTCAGTCAAAAATTCACGTATGATGCTGAGGGAAATATTATCAACACTAAGAAGTCTGGTCTGCTCACGACCGCTGATGGCAACTTGCTTTATGCCATGTCGCAGAGCAACACTGTCAATATGCTCATGGGTACGACGACGGGCGTAGGATGGACGAAAGAAGTTACTTCTGATGCAAGTTATTTTAAGTTCAACGAAGCCGCCCGTCAGTTCGACCTCGTGAACTATTACCCCGCATTCCGTTCGGGTTTTGAAGATACAGGTACATCATACTCTACTTTGAAATCGCCGATTGTCCGTATCGAGAAGAATAAGAAATACGTCATCTCGTTCTGCATGACGACAAACTCAAAAGTTGAGTTCAGTATAAGTATTCGCTTTGGCACGGCAGGCGAATGTTCCAGTGGTGCGCGTTACTTTACGTGGAATAACAATGTCGAGCCGGATGATAAATCCAACAAGCAAGAAGGTGTTATCTATCGTAGTAAGTCGGACAGCAGCAGGTACTTCGTGATCATTGAGACGAACACGAGCAGCTACGAGTATATGCAAGTGCTCTTTATCAACGCGGTGTCAAGCTACGAGACCTCTACCAGTACGCAGAGAGATTACGTTTACTACGACAGCGCATGGCCACATTCGTCTACATCGAACCAAATAATTAGCAGTGACGCGACCATATCTGAGGACGATACGAAAAAGATTACCGTAGTTATATCCGATGTCTATACGGGTTCGTCTACACGGTATGCCAGAGAAACGGCTACGACTACAGAAAGTGTATTACCTATCTCCATGTCTGTCTCAAAGATACAGATGGAACAGGCGGTCCGTGACACGATTGCTGACATAGAGCCGTCCGCATATAAGGAGTCGCAAAACGCGATTGAGAGCTATATCAAGCAGACGGCGGATAGCATTACCCTATATGCTGATAAGATTACCATTAATGCCAATCATAAATTGTCTATTAATGGAGACTACTTTGTAGTAAATACTACGAATTTCAAATTGAACGAAGATGGGTCTTTGTCGCTTACAGGCACGGTTACAGCTACTTCCGGCTCTATCGGCGGTTGGAAGATAGATGGTGATAATCTCTGCTGTGGAAACAGCGGAGCCGCTATTAATATTGATCAAGATGGCTATGATTTTGCGCATTTTGGGAATACTGGAGACAATGCCTTTTTGTCTGTACGAATGGATAACAAGGCCTCAAAAAGTGGTAATTGGGTCTATGCTGCAAGATTCAGTACCTATGGAGGAGCTGGGACTGCGTTGAGCTTATTAGCTAATAGCAGTGGATACGCACTTGAATCTTTCGGCTCTGTAAATATTTTGTCTCGAAACGGGGAGTCTACGATGATTAATCATCTTGCGCTAAAGCTTGCTAATAATTCTGCATCTTTTGATGATGGAGATAAACAACTATATTTCGGTCATGGAGGTATAACAATTAAAGAAGAATCTTTTTCACCTTCGATTATTATAACAAATAGGTCTTACACAAATATTACCCTACCTGCGAATCCACAAAAAGGCGATATAAGAATTGTCGTACAAGGATCATCTGACAAAGTAATTATAACAGATCCGGGCGGACATTGGTTCCAGCATGGTGATGAAACGTCGAGACAATCTGTTAATTCCGACACAAATGGTCAATGGACGTTCTTTTTATATGACGGATTCTATTGGCAAGTAGTATATTGCAATGGTAGACCTTGGTGATTTTTACACGATTACTAAAAATGATAATAAATTCAATTACGAAACAAATATAGAATAACAGTTATGGCAAAGGCAATAGACTTTACAAACATCAAAGTGCAAGTCTCCTTCAATGGTGACACGCAGGTGTTCAATGTGGCAAAAGCACTTGGAAACTCGATGAAATACACGGGTTCGGTGGTCGGCGACATCGGCTTCGACAAGCTCGCGGAGACCATCTATTTCTCAAATGAACCGGTGGAGATACCGCAGGAGTATGTGGCTTCGCTCGCAAAGGTGATTAGTGAGATGCCGCTGATTGCAGCAGTGAAACGGGAATTATTGAAGCAGGTCAATGGCTGATAAAAGAAACGGTAAGATAGGATTCATCGTTGAGAACAAAGAAGTTGTCAACGGTTTGGTGAAGGTGAGCGTAAGGATGCTCAACTCCACCTTGTCGCAGCCCACCACAAATGAGCTGCCTGTCATCCTACATGCCATTTCCAATTCCTCCTACGCCAACGCCAACGCCAACGACGGATTTACTTATACGTTCCCGTTTGCGCTCGTGCAAGGCCATGGATTCCCCTATGTCTTTGACGCTCAGTTCGAGGATGATAATTTGGTAACTCTAATATAAACGATATGTCTACACTAACGATACCTTCCAAGCGCACGGGTGACAAGCTCTCGGCCACTGAGTTCAACGCCGTGGTGACTGCTATCAACGAAAATGATAGCAGGATTATTGTGATCTCGCAGGCACAGGACAATATCAACGCAGAAAACAAGAAAATTCAGCAGAACTTCGCTACGCAAGCAGAAAAGATGAACGCGATTTCTGCGCAGAACAGCACGATGTCCGCCGATATTGCAACGCTTCAATCGAATTATCAGACCATCACCACGACGATCGAAACGATCCAGACTACCCAAAATGCACACGAGACATCCATCTCTACGCTCAACACGCAGTTCACGACGCTGAGCAGTACGGTCGATACAATCAAGGCGAAACAGACGGAACACCAAACCTCCATCGACGACTTGAAGGCTGAATACACAGACATAGACCGCCGGATGACGGATGTGCAAAAGACACAGAACTTGCAGCAGACATCCATCTCCACGCTCTATACGCAGTATTCAAATCACAGTGTGGCGATCAAAGACTTGCAGGATATTCAGTCAGGTCATACAAAAACCATCTCTGATATACAGGCTGAGCAGCAAGCACACGATGATTCCATCTCGACGTTGAACAGCGAATATAACGACGTGAACAGCAAGGTGACGGATTTGCAGACTGCACAAAGCAAACAGCAGGAGAATCTCGCAACGCTGAATACCAACATGGTGAAGATGGTTACTATCTCGCAGGATGCTTATGATGCGCTCGTGGAAGCTGGTACGGTGGATGACGATACTTACTATAATGTGTTTGAGCAATGATCAGCAAGAATAACATAGAGCTATCTGCACGCTTTTATGGTGCAAAAACCATAACAGCGGTGTACAAAGGGGCAAGGCTCGTATGGGAGGCTATAAGCAGCTGCTTTGGCAGCGGTATGTGGCTGAACTTACGAGCATGGAAGAATACTGACGGTTGGAAAAATTAAAACGATAATACTATGGCTAAGAAAATAAGCGAGAACGCGATACCCGACATCAATGCGGACTGGGGCAAGGACGCAAGCAACGGACTGCCTTATTCGGGACAGGCGGTACAGACGTTCATTAAGGACACAATGAAGTCTCTTGACAGCGACATCAAGAAGAAAGTCGGTTGGTGGTGCTGGTCAACGAACATCGACGCAAGCAATTTTTATCATCTTTGGGGCTTTGCGTCCGAGGAAGACTGTTTGCAATACAAGTCAGACCCGGAGGCTAACGCATCGCTGTTGTTGGTCAACGAGGCACTGCCTATCTCCACCGTACAGGGCGACAGCTATTCGGCCTATCTGTTCGCCAACGTGAGCAAGACGGCGGACTTGGTGGTGAGCGGGAATGAGCTGACTGTAAAGGTGAGATTCTGCGCTGTCAAGAATAGCAATGGCGAGCGGTTGAATGATGGTTCGATGGGCACGCTTATCATCGAGCGCAGTGTTGACGGATCAACGTGGAATACCGTAGAAACACGAAAGGGTGTCTTGGTTAGCGACGATTATTCTGGAAGTTCGTTCCAAACATTCAACATTGCTTCGGCCCTGTCTTCCGGCAAGCAATATATCCGCTTACGTGCGTCTTTCCCTTATGACGACGGCAGCGGTAAGATGATGACCGCATACTCAAGCTATGTGCAGGTTGGCGCAAGTATAAACTTCACGACAATCGGCATTGCGCTTGGCGAGCTGCATCCTTATACGCCTATACGTGTAGACAGCCTTGGGGCAGAAGGGGCACGCAAATTTCCCTTGTCTTATATCTGCACCGGCAGCGTGCCAAAGACGCTCCATTATGTTATCTACGATGAAGATGGCACGCAGATTTTCCCCACGACAGGTTTTGGTGAGATTGCCGGTATAAACGCGAATGGTACCGTCGTGAATCAGTCTGTGGGTAACGAGTCGGATGCTCCGTCGCTGTTCACGCACGGCGTAAAGACAGTCGTGGCATGGCTGACCGTTGACGATGGTGCCGGCGGAACAATATACAGCAACTGTCTTGTCAACAGGTTCATGGTTATTAACGAATCTGATGCTATCAAGAAGGGAACGGACACAAAGTCTTATTTCCTGCTGCAACAAGAGGTGCCTGCGGAAAAGATGGCAACGCTCGGCATGGATGCCCGTATGATTTATTTTGGCACGGTTACGAACTATACGCAGAGTCAAATATTCAGCTATGCTCTGTTTGTTCCGACTAAAAACAGCGACGGCAATATTGTCCTTGATACCGAGAACCCGATAGACGTTACGTTCTATTTATCGAACTATCTCAAAGGGACTTGGACCCCACAGGCAGATGGTGTTACTTTATACCTCGAAGATGAAGAAAGAATCGTTGCATCATCGTCTGAGCTTTACCAGTTTGCTCCATCCGTCGAGATAGACAGCACACAGAAGTCGCTCTACGCCTATCTGCATATTTGGATTAACGAGAATGGCACCAAAACCGACTTACTCGGTCGTTCGTCCGGTACGTCATCGTACGCAATCAGCGTGGACAATAGCGAGAGCTATGCTCCTGTATCAGGCACAACATTCCTGCTTAATCCAAAGACCCGAAACAACGGGGAGAGCAATCCGATGCGTATCCTTAACGCGGCAAAGAACAACGTAGAAGTAGAGTCAGAGTTTAGTGGGTTTGACTTTCAGACAGATGGATGGATTGCAGACGGGAATCAGCGTCTCCTGCGCATACCGTCGGGCAGGAAGTTGAACATCAAGCTCAACCCGCTGGCTCAGTTGCGTACAGATCCGACTTCCTCTTTGGTTGTCGAACTTGATTACAAAGTGAGCAACGTCACCAATGAGGATGACGCTATTTTCCAAATAGGCGAGACGGTAGGCAGTTTCTTCCGTGGCATAAGGATGTATCCTCTTTACGGAGAGGTAATGCCTGCAAGCTACGAGACACATGCCGAAAGCGGCCACGTTGATGACATCGACTTTGGCTGGCTCGAAAACAAGAAGGTGCATATCACTTTCGTATTCAACGGGCAGGTGAATCCGGTAAAGCATGGCATGAAGTATGGAACCCCTGACGTGCATATACCAAGCGTATCGTCTACCGATTACTACAAAGACCCTCAAACGACAACCATTGCCATAGCAAAAGTGTTCGTTGACGGCAACAAATACCGGGAGATCCATTACAGTACCGCCAATGCGGATGAGTTCTGTACGGGAGCGATGAGTAATGGCGGAATCAATATTGGCGTTAACGGGGCGGATATAGATGTTTACTCTTTGCGTGTCTACGCTTACAAGCAGTTCTCTGACGACGATGCGCTGTCAAACTATGTTGCCTCGCTGTCTACTACAGAGGAGAAACAAAAAGTAGCATCCGATAATGATATTCTCGACACCGGTGCCACAGGAGAGCGTGTGATCAGTATTGACAAAGTACACGAAAAGGGAAAGAACACGCTTCTTTGGCACGGGCAAGAGACATGGTTCTTGAATCAGTCGAGTGCTCTTAACGGATGGTATGAGATAAAGAAGTACGATATTAACGGCAACTACCTTCCGAAGCACTCCGGATCGCTCTGTCGCAAGACTGGTATTGAGGTCCTTTCCGGTAATATTTCTGACTGGAATAAGAAAATAAAAACAAATAATTTCCCATTCGTGAAGGGGCAGGGATCTTCGGCAAAGACATATTGGGACTGGAATCAGCAGTTTGATATGTCGAAGTTTAAGAGCGTGATACGTATCCCCCGCTCCGCTTTTGACAGCAGTATCGTTATAAGCGATGTTATCACTAAAGACGACGGTTCGACGGTTGTCAACATCTACGGAGGATGCCTCGGAGCGGACTTCCCATTGGGTAACACGCCGAAAGAATATCCTATTGATACAACAACGGGGCTTATCCAAGTTCCGGACGGATGGATTGACGGCAATGGTATTCTCATCGGTGAGACTGGTACTGTATGGCATTCAAATGGCGATGAAGAGACCGTAGAGGGAAATGGTTATTACCGTGGTCCTTGCTATCAGGTCGCTGACGGAACACCTCTCGCTCAGAAGCTCGTTCCTAAAATCAACTATGCTTCATGCGAGCAGACGCATCTTATGGGCGTGAACAATCTTTACAACGACCTGCATACTGCAATCGTTGGAGAGAACGACTTGCAGAAGGCTGCCACCGCCAATGGCCAGCATTGCCGCGTTTCTAAATATACCGAGCCGTTCTTCTACTTTATCAAGAATGATGATAGCTCGGATATTACCTTCCGTGGCGGCTGTTCGTTCGGTGCCGGCAAGATGGATAAATCGACTTGGGGATATGCCAAGAAGTTCAAGGGCCTGCCAGACATCAAGAAATTCGCTATGTTTGAGGGCTCTAACAACTCGCTCACCGGCACCGACTTCCGTGTCCCATTTATATGGCGGCCAAATGGCGAATGTCCTGACGAAATGACGTATAGTGTAGACGGAGAAGGATTTGGAGTTACGGAGGGAACCGGGGCAAACAGAGTGTTTCAGCAATGCTGGGACTTCGACAGCGGTGCTACATACAGTGCGGAGGACGAAGTGGCTGATCCTACGCATAAGACCGACTATCCAAAAGAAGAGGTTATTAAACCCTTTGCGGACTTTGCCAATTTTGTCTATCTTCACTCGGTTAATATCAAACCTTACACTGGTGGGGATGGAACGTTTGACAGCTTCAAGACTTCTGCCGAATCCAAGGATTACTATACGAAATATTGGATGACGCAAGGTGATGACAAGTATCGATTAGTCCGTTACTCCTTCGGTGCAGGCGAGTGGGTTGACGCAGGTTTGTGGGTACAGCTTAGTGATGGAACGTATGGCTGGAATCCTGTTTATGTCAACTCTTCCGAGCCGTATGCCTATACTGCAAAACGCTTTGCTGCAAAATACTCAGGCGACTATGACAAATACAACGAGGAGCTAATCAAGGGCGTAGCGGCTGACTTTAAGGCTCGTCTCCCTTTGTATGCGGACCCAAAGTCAATACAGCTCTACTATTGTTACAACATCGCTTTCTTCTGTGGTACGGATAACTGCGGAAAGAATATCTATTTCGTGTTGAGTCAGTACAATAGGGACGTTACGATTACTTTACCCGACGGGACTACTGAGACGCATACGGGAGTATGCAGATACGAGATGCACACTGATGATGTCGATACGACGGTGAAGAAGGACAACAACGGCCGGCTTCGGCATAAGTATGACGCAGATCGTATGCACCCTTACCCGAACGATGATAAGGCACAGGAGCCGCAGTATTCGGGTATGAACAACTGTCTCTTCAACCTCGTGGAAGCAGCGTGGGAATCAGACACTGACAATACATTGCGAACCATGACAGCGACGATGTTCAGTGTGATGACCACACTTGCAACATCGCGTGACAATATCCTTGGCTTTCCTTACGACAAGACGCAGCAGTCTACCGTTCTCGGTTGTCTGTGGAAGTATCTCTTCTTCGCTACGTTCTATTTTCCTGCACGAGCCTATAACGAGCAGGGCCGTATCCGTTATGAATACCCGGAGACGCTTGGCTTCGTTACCGCCCGACAGGTAAAACCAATTTGGCAGAGCCAGGGTAGCAGTTATCAAGACGAGCTTGAATTTATGATCCGACGCATCGTTTACTTCGTATCGTATGCCGCATGGGGGCCGGCTGGAGGCGGGTCCGGCACCGGTATCCCCGATGCCGACGCAGGTGGTTTCCAAATGCAGGGTACGCGTAATCCAGATAACACCTCACGCGTCAGCATATCCATTACCGTCACGGCTCATCAGACGATTTGGCCTACCGGCAACGTAGGTGGTGCTGCCAACGGAACGCAGGACCCTCATGTGCGTCTGCGTCCGGGTCAACGTTATACCATCTCTCTCGGAGATAACACATTCGAGAACGATACGTACTTTTATGTGTATCTAAGAAACTATTACCGCAGTTTTGGGAACCTTGCTACGCTCCCGGTAAAAACGCAGGTTACGGTGAGCGGCGTGCGTTTGGAAGAGTTTGTCCTTGATCCCGATAGCGTTGACACGGTTGATGCTAATGGCAATGTCGTCAAATCCGATGTAGGAAAATTCACGGACGCTTCTTCCGGAAAGAGCGTCCCCGCTTTCCGTCCTTCGGGTATCGTCATAGGCTCTGCCACAAATATACGGAAAATAGACGTACACGGTTTCAGCAGTATAAGTGGTGCACTCGACGTGCGCAACCTTCCACGATTGGAGAGCGTTGATGCCCGTCAGACGTCCATTACGACATGTCCGCTTCCTGCAACCCATTCTCTTACTTCCGTACAACTGCCTGCATCCGTACTTGAAGTGGAAGTTAAGAATCAACCCATGTTGAAAGAACTGTCGTTAGAAGGCTACTCCAATTTGCAGAAGTTTATCCTTCGGGATAACAATCTCCTGGACAGCTACACCTATGCTGTTGGAATTTACGCCGCCAAGCCGTCGGGATTGAAGTCTGTGGAGTTTGATCATGTGCAGTGGGACACAGACTCGAAGCGGTGCAGCATGGATATGCTGATGTATTTTGCCGACATCAAAGCCGCACTGATAGGTGTCATCTACATGATGGCGGCATCCTCTGACCGCGCTCTTACACTTACAGACAAGTTGAAATTGTGCAATCTGTACGGGAATATAGACGACAAGAGCAACTCGCTGTATATTCAGTATGAGATAAGGGCCATCACAAAACTCTCTATCACGGGTCAGTCTTATCTGAGCGAGATAGGTAAGGACTATGCCTACAGCATCGCCACCCGTCCATCCACGGGAAATAATATTGCCGTGAAGGACGGTAAGTTGCAGCTGAAATGGTCATTGGCGGCTTCGGCAAGTCAGTATGCGACAATGAAAGACGACAAGACAGGTATTGTACACGTCAATGCCCTTTCTGACGCGAGACTCGAACTCAAACACGAGCTGTCGCTGGAGGCTACCACGATAGACAACGAGACATTGACTGCCTCGAAGATGATCGGGTTCTATACGCATATCCCAAAAGTAGGCGACTTTGCCTATGCGGACGGCACTTTTGATGCCGACTGGGATGATACGCGCGAGTGTGTCGGCATCGTGTTTATGCGCCAGCCGGTATATGACGCTGATGGGAAAACCGTCACGGCATACGATGTGCACATCTGCGGTCGTGAAGACTTGTTCATGGAGTCAACATCGAAGCAGTTGTCAAACACCACTCACCGTTGGGGGCTGTACCCGGACAATAATAACGGATTCGCCTCCAGCGAGAGTGCTATCAAAGCCGCCACGGGACTGAACAGCGTGTTCGATATACCCACAATACCTAATATAGGCACAAGGTGGAACGGTACGCATGCTGTAGACGGTGGTACAAGCAACGGTATTAATTACGACTGCATCAACGCGGATAACTATCTCGACGCTAATCAGTCGGATGGTTACAAGGTAATCAAGTCGGGTGCCGCACTGTCAGACTATGACGGCAAGGGTAAAACAGGGAAGATTGTTGAGCATTCGCAGCTCATCATCACCCAATATCTCGACAGACCTCTACCAAAAACGCTAAAGGAACTTGCAGATGCTATGCAGTCATTAAAAGACGAGAACGCATCGGCAACTAATAGTTGGCGGTACGAGGAGTTCTATTATCCCGCTGCTTACGGATGCCATCTTTACGAACCGAGCGTGAAAGGGGCGTTGTCAGACCAGTATAAGAGCGGAAAGTGGTATTGTCCTGCATGTGGAGAGCTTGGCAGACTATACAACTTCAAACGCCTGGGACTGGCTGTCAATAATGCCAACGATAATCCTGCAAGCGAAGCTGTTACTCCTATTTTTGCCAACGCTAACAAGAAAGCGGGCGGAACAATATTCTCGTTTGTAAGTGACTGGTATTGGAGTGTGAGCGAGGTCAATGCGAACTTCAGTTGGGGCGTGAACTTCAATGTCGGCTACGTCTACTACTTCAATAAGTGCATCGACTACTACGTTCGGCCTTGCACGGCATTTACCTTTCACCTTTAACCTTTGATAAGGCGGCCATTTCAAGGCCGCCGTCGCAGGGTGGTGATAACAAACATATATCTTTCCCGGACGAGCGATAAGCCCGTCCGGGAAACAACAAAAAGAAACAACAAAATAAAGTAATCATGAACAAGTTGACGGAAGATATTCTGAAGGGCGCGGAAGCCAACAAGTCACAACAGAAAAAGAAGCGTACTACGGCACAGCTTCCTATCTACCGTGACGCGTCTAATCTTCTGTATATCATAATGCGCGTGATGTACCATGCTCCGCGTAAGATGACTAAGGCTTTGGACGAGGCGATTGTGTGCGGCACAGAGTTGTGTCGGTCGCTCGCCTTAGCGAACGAGGTGAGAGGCATGGAGCGTGCGGCGGCGTTGAATATAGCACTGGCTAACGCCTATACACTGTCCACCATCATCGGTTCGCTTGCTTACTTGGATGTCATATCCAAGTCAGTTTCAAAAGACCTTCGGAAGAAGATTAACAAGATCGTTGCACAAGGCATCGGCTGGCGAGAATCCGCAACACAACAGGGTCAGCATAACAAACAGACGAAAAGTAACAATTAAAAGAAGATACAGATATGACAAATGTAATTAAGAGCCGTATCTACGGCAAGCAGCCGCATGACATCTATACGGTATTGTTCAACACGGACAAAGAGCAGGCTGACAGTGTAAATCTCACAGTGCCGACACTGGATGACCTTTCGGCTGCGTTGGGTGATAGTTTCATCCCTCAGTCCGAGCTCGTACAAACGCTTGCGGACTTTGAACAAGAGAGCTCTGTCAGCTTTTCAGATGAAGCAAAATTCAATTTTGCCAAGGAGCAGGTGAAGAAGGCTATCAACGCTTACGACACGGCTGAAGGTGTCGGTTGTGTGAACAACTTTTACTTTGAGTACGGAGGACAAAAGTTCCCGTACTGGTTCAACGCTTACGAGCGCACCGCCTTGACATCCGAGGCTACTCAGTGGGCAAAGAAGTATGGGAAGTACAGAATTGACGCACGTAAGTATGGCGTTAGTTTCGAGATTTCTTGCGACACGCTTCTCGACTGGCTCGGACAGTTAAAAGACTACGCCATCAGGTGCTACAACAAGACCACCGATCATCTGTTAGCAGTGGATAAATGCGCGTCAATGGAAGAGTTGACAGCCTATGACTATAAGGCTGGTTATCCGGACAACTTAATATTTTCGGTATGAGATTAAGAGGTTGTTTATGGCATAAGGGTAGCAATGGTCTCGGCGTGGGTCCTATGTGGATGCGCCGGTGGCTACCCTACCGCAAGACGTTCGACGCTGCGGCAAGGGTGCATGATGATTGCTATGATACATGTGGTGACGGATGGTCGCGCCGGATGTATGACATAGGGTTTTTGATAATGTGCCTGGAAGCGAGTCGTTCGGATATGGCGCGCATCATGGCTTGGGTGTATTTTATCCTTTGCCGTTTGTTCGGATGGATGTTCTATAGATATGATAACAAATAAAATTAAAGACAAATGGGAGAGATTTTTTATGGAACTAAGGTCTTGCTGCTGTTCGGAGTGATAGCATGTGTACTGGTTGTTGTTGCAATGATGGCCGACTTGATTGCCGGGGTGTATAAAAGCAAGCTGAGGGGAGAGTTTGCGCAGTCGGAACTGCTAAAGCGGACGGGGTATAAGTTCTGCCTATATGAGGGCAGCATGCTCATTGCATTGTGCGTCGATGTGCTTATACACTTCACGCATATTTATGAGTACATCGGATTCCCTCACGTGATGTTCTCGCTGCCGTTGCTGACGTTTTTGATGGCTATCTTCTGGTGCGCAGTGGAATATCTGTCAATCCGGGAGAAGGCATCGGAGAAAGTACATTCGCACATCGCTAAGGTGGAAAAACTTGCGAGCACGATGTTCACAAAGGAAGAACTGGTAAACATACTGTCTCAGGCTCTTGCCAAGGCGAAATCAGAAAACGATGAAAAATAGGAGGTAATATGGCAATATCGAGAGGACTAAGGAACAACAATCCGCTGAACATACGGAAGTCACAGACGCAGTTCGTTGGCGAGGTTGACGGACAGGACACGGCATTTAAGACGTTCAAAACAATGGCCTACGGCTACAGGGCTGCGTTCGTTATCTTACGGACGTACTACAAAAAGTACGGCTGCGACACGGTGGGAAAGATTATCAAGCGGTGGGCACCGCCGACCGAGAATAACACCACTAACTATATCGCTACGGTCAGCCGGAGAAGTAATATTCCATCAGGACGCAAGTTGTCATTCAGCATGGGTGAGATGACCGCGATTGTGGCGGCAATGAGCTACGTTGAGAACGGAGAGGTAGCGGACACAAAGGCCGTGGTACAAGGTTGGGACTTAATGAATAAGGAGTAAAACGACATGGAAATAACAGTTGAAAGAAAGTGGAAACGGGATGGATATACCATCGGCACGCTGAGTATCAACGGCAAAAGGTTTGGCGACGGCAAGCATTACTGTTGCACGTTGGAAGATACAGACAGAGGGCTTGACAGCAAGATGCAGCTAAGTAAGATCCTCTTCTTGAAAAAGCCGCATGTAACGGCTATCCCCACGGGTAGATACCAGATAACAGCAACCTACTCCCCGCACTTCAATCGCATGCTGCCATTATTGAACAACGTCCCCGGCTATTCGGGGGTGCGTATTCATCCGGGCAACACGGCTGCGGACACAGACGGGTGCATCTTGGTGGGCGAGAATACTGCAAAGGGAAGGGTGAATAACTCAAAATACTGGTTTGCTCTTGTCATGCAGCAGATTTTCTTGGCGCTGAATAAAGGTGAGAAGGTGTTTATCACGATCAAATAGGGGAAAGATTATGGAACAGGAGAAAAAGCAAATAAGGGATTGCATTTACAAATTTGTGCAAACATGGTGGCCGTGGCTGCTTGACATACTTCTCGTTGTGTTCTTTGTCGCTTTTATTTGCGCGCTGATTAGCTGCCGATCGTCGAAGATGGTAAGCGATCGGGAAACAAGGGATAGCGTGGTCTACACGTACAAGACGCTGTATAGGGACAGCCTTCGCGTGAAGGACAGCACGATACTTGTCTATGAAACGGTGCAGCGGGACAGTGTGGTGTTGAGGGTGGACAAAGAAACCGGGGAGGTACTCTCGACTGACACGTGGCACTGGAAAGATACGAATAAAGACAGAGACCACGTGAGCGAGATAAAGAGCAAGACCGAGAAGAGCGATTCGGCGGCCACAAAAGCAAAGAGCAGCGTGGTCGTGTCCAAAAAGGAAATACCCACAAAATTGGCAAAAAAGACTTACTATGGGCGGACATTCTTCATCGGTGTTGCTGTTGGGATTGGATTATCGTTGTTGTTTAAATATAGGAAAAAGATATTCGGTTTGTTAGTGAAATATGTTAGTTTTGGTTCATACTTGTATTAGTTTGGATTGTTATTTTTCTAAGGTGGGCGGCATCTGTGCGGGAGCATGGGTGCCGTTTTTGTTTGGTTTACCCTAAGCCGCAATATGTTAGCTTATTAGAAATAGTAGGCAGCATGATACAGATGGAAGTGAACGAGGATGTGATCCTCAAGCAGAAGAAGGCGTTGGAGGATGCCCTGGCGAGCAACCCCAAGACCGCCGCGAAGCTCCGCAAGATGATCCGTGAGGTCATTTTGGAGGAGCGCAAGAAACTCGTGAACAGCGTCGAGGGGGCAGCGAGGATGAAGAGTGACCCACGCGGGGCGGCTCAGAGTGTGCGCACATCGGTCTATAAGCGGATCCTCGGTGCCAACATCAACATCTATAGCAGCCGTCGCTCTGGCCGTCCGTCTGCCTACCAGCCCGAGCGTCACCCGTCGAAAGTTGGTGGCAACCGGCGGCCGGTGAGCTACAACACCCAACGGATCAACAGTTACGGACCGCATGACCGAGGATTCATCCTTCGCTTCCTGAATGTGGGCACCGTGAAGCGTCAGACAATATACGGCAACCGGGGCTCCATCTCTGCCCGCAACTGGTTCGAGCGCACCGCCGAGCCACTCATGGAGCAGGCGGTGGAACGGCTGAGCGAACTGATAGACCAAGAATTGGATAAGAAATAACAAGATATGGCTGATAACATACTACGATTAAAGGTAGATTCTACCGAATACGACAATAAGCTCAAGCGAGCCAGCGATGCCCTCACCCGTTATGCGGAGGGTGCGCGCAAGTGCGGCGGTACATTGGAGGTGGTCGAGAAAGACACTCTCGCCTATACGCGTGCGCTCGGCAACATGGAGACCGTGAGCCGCACCGCTAAGGGCAAGTTGAGCGAGATGGTGAAGGCCTTCACCGACTTGAGCATGCAATATAGGCAGCTCACGGCGGAGGAACAGAACTCGCCCTTTGGCCGTGCCCTCGCTCAGTCACTCGACACCCTCAAGAACCGCATCAACAACTACAAGTCGCAGCTTAACGAGGTCGGCCGCTCCATCGGCGAGGTCGAGACGAAAAATATGAACTTCAAGGACGTGCTCGGCGTTGTCGGGGATAAGTTGGGTGTGAACGGCAACATCATGTCGCTGGTCACCACTGGCCATATCGGAATGGCAGCGGCCATCGGTGCAGGCGTGACGGCGGTCGTGAAGATGACGGAAGCCTTTGCCGAATATAACGAGGAACTGGAGAAGAACGAGAATATCACCACCGTCACCACCGGGTTGAAAGGGCCGGAGGCAGGCGAGATGGCCGAGAGCGCGGAAGCCCTGGCTAAGGTCTACGGGGTAGACTTTCGTGACGTGATCAACGCTGCCAACACGTTGATGACCCAGTTTGGCAAGACTGGCGAGGATAGCATCCAGCTCATCCGTGAGGGCTTGCAGGGCATGATCGAGGGTGACGGGCCGAAACTGCTGAGCATGATCCAGCAATACGCCCCGGCTTTCCGCGATGCCGGTATCTCTGCCTCGGAGCTCGTGGCCATCATCCACAACTCTGAAGGCGGTATCTTTACGGATGCCAACATGAACGCCATCGTCATGGGTATTAAGAATATCCGATTAATGACCAATGCCACCAACGAGGCGCTGGCCAAGATCGGGGTCGACGGTGAAGCCATTACCAAGAAACTCAACGACGGCACGATGACCATCTTCGAGGCGATGCAACTTGTCCTCACGAAACTGCAAGAGACGAAAGCAGGGAGTCAGGCGGCCGGTGAGGTCATGCAGACCATCTTTGGCCGTCAGGGTGTGAGTGCTGGACAGAACATCGCCAAAGCTATCAACACCCTCAACCTCAATTTGGAGGAGACCAAGAAACAGACCGGGGAGATCGGCGAGAAGAATGACGAACTCTATACCGCCACGCTGAAACTGAATAAAGCCATTAAGCAGTGCTTCGGGGTGGAGAACTTCGCGTCGTTCAAGAAGGCAATCAAGACGGACGTGATCGAAGTGCTCGCCCGTGTGCTGGAGATGGTCGACACGCTCAAAAAGAAGATTGAGGAACTTGGAGCGCACGAAAGCAATGTCAGACTCCCACGGGTAGGTGCCGGCAAGGACTACAAGATCCCGCAATGGTGGGGGAATAGTGGCCATAATGGTTCCCGCACTCCCAACAACAATAAAGGCGGAAACGCAAAGAAGCCTGTTAGCCATACCGTGGCCAGACTCGGCAATGGCCAGATTGTCCACGCCGGTGAGACCGTCAACGGCTATCGTTATTCGTGGAATCCCCAGCGCGGGCGCATGGTCGCCACACGTGTCAGAAGACAGACAACTCCAAAGAAGTCCAACGACTCTATATTTGTCACCCCGCACACTATTAGTCATACCAGCAAGAGCACTGGCCATCATTCCGGTCGCACAACCACTCCTAAGGTCAGCACCATCAAGCCCGCCACCGAGGAAGAGGAACTGACGAAGAAGATCAGCACCCTCACGGAGGAATACGTCAAGGCCACCGATGAGCGCCGGGCTGCCATCCGTCAGGAGATCAGCACTGCCCAGACACGAATTTCTGAGATTAAGAAACTCAAGGACGAGGCGCAAGGGAAGCTAAAGATTGAGGTGCCCGTCGACTACTCCAAGCTGACGGAGGCCAACATCACCGCCTATCTGAGCAACCTCAAAAAGCAGATCGAAGGTAGCGACATCGGTTCCGCCACCTTTGATAAGCTGACGGACAAGCTCAAGGACGCAACGGCCATTAAGAGCGTGGTGCAGCTCGCCCTACAGAACGGCATCGACACCACCGAACTCGATGCTTCCGGCATTTGGGCGAAACTCTTTAGCGAAGACGGCGTGAAAGATGAAGACCTACAGTCTTTCGTCGATTCCGTCAACAGAAAACTCGAAGCCAAAGGTCTCGGTACGGTGCATATCAATGCCAAGGGCGACGTGGAGGAAGACGAAGCACCCACTCCCGAAAAGTCAGGTATCGAGAAGTTCTCTTCGGCCTTTGACAACATCAAGGAAGGATGGAACGACATCAGCGGTATCGGAGACGGTATCGAGAGCATGACGCAAGCCCTTGAAGGCAACGGTAATGCCTGGGAGAAGCTGTCAGCAATCATCAATGGATTCTTACGTATCGGCGACGGCATCACCGGGTTCATCAAGCTCGTCAACAAGATGGGTGCCGCTACGAAAGCTGCCGGTGCTGCCTCTGCTTCTGCCAGCAAGGCCGCTGCCGCCGGGAAGGCATCCGAGGCTGCTGCCAATGCCGGTG